TTAATCCCCCGTGGACACTGCGTGGACACTCACGCCACCTTTCAGCGGATTAAGGGCCACCGCATCCTGCAGGTAATCCGGTGCAAAATGTGCATATGCCATTGTTTGCTGAATGGTTGCGTGGCCAAGAATCTTCTGAAGCGCAATAATGTTTCCTCCGTTCATCACAAAATGGCTGGCGAACGTATGCCGCAGCACATGTGCAGCCTGGCCTTTTGGTAAATCGGGCTTAACTCTTTTCAGCGCCAAGCAGAATTCCCGGTACTTCACCTCAAACAAGCCGCCTGTTTCTCTGGTTTTGATCGCCTCACAAACTGCCTGCGAAATTGGCACTGTTCTCTTTCGGCCATTTTTGGTTTCAAGAAACGTTACACGGTTATGAACTATCTGTTCACCACGAAGCTTACAAGCTTCACTCCAGCGCGCCCCTGTGCTTAAACACAAAAGCGCAACACGCCAGTAGTCGCCATCCAGTGTATCGAGCAATAGCGCTACTTCCTTCTGGGACAGGAAAGCCATTTCTCGCGGGGATACATAAAGAATGGAGATCCCCCTTACCGGATGTTCTGCATCCCAAAGGCCTATTCTTTTCAGAACAGTAAACATGCCGGATAGTCGGTTCATGTACCTGTTAGCAGATGACGGTTTCAATCCAGCAGCTATCTTTTGAGAACGCCACGCGATAATTTTCAGCTTATCAAGATCCACAGCCTGCATATCAGCGCCAAGTTCATTGATTATGTTGCACAGTTGTTTTCGGTCTTCTTCCGCCTTACGCCTGTGTTGACCGTGATACATCCACCACAACTCAAGCAAATCATTTAGCGTTCGGCGATCACGGTAGCCCTGTATATATTCCCGCTTTTCAGCGTTCGCCATGATGTAGCGTTCAGTGGCCACCGCTACCGATTTTTTGTCAAATACCTTACGCACGCGCTTTCCCTTGCGTCCGTTCGGCCTGATGTCCAGCAAATAACGACCATCTTCGAGCTTCTTAATTGACATTGCGAAGCCCTCCAATGAACCGCCCTACAATTTCTCCAGCCTCTTTCCAGCAATAATCAGACCAGACAAAGAGCAGGTCTAACCAGTTTTCTGGACTTAGCGGGGTGATTTTTGGTTTGTTTCGGTTGAAACCTGATCGCCCTCCGAATCGAAGAAGCCATCAAGAGAGAGAGGCGGAGCAATCTGCCCCGTCGCAGCATTAGTTTGATTAAACATCACCCAATCCGAATACTTCCGAAAACGAGGATGATTCAAAATCAGGAGTAACGTTTCTCCAGGTATCATTCTTCCCAATATTTCATAATTTTTGAGATTGTATTGAGATACCCCTGTCACCTCTTCCATCTCTCTACGTGACAATCCCTCTGCCTCTCGAATCAGGCGAAGTTTTTCTCCAAGGCTTGATTTATGGATCATATGTGATCTAAACTCCACGCTATTGGGTTACATGTAATACAAAACATTCAAATAGCCAAAATAAGCCTATATAAGTCATTTTGGGCCATTTGGACGAATTAGGGAGATTACCACAATGAGCGAATCAGAGCTTGAGGGGTTCATTCAGGTAGCACCATATCCACTTGAAGCGGTGCCATATCAACTATTTGCCAAGATGATTGGTCGCAAAGAATCAACCGTCAGAACCATGATTGACGCTGCAAAGTTACCAACGATTGACTTTGTGAAACCAGGTTCAGTGAAGACGCGAGCATCAGAAAACTGGGTATATCTGCCAGCATTTAACGCAGGTATGCGCAAAGCGTTTTTTGATCAGCCGAAAGAACGCCGCGATGCATGGTTGTTGTGGCTGGGGCTTTAATCATAAATGACCAGCAATATCATCAGCGCCATTCTGACCCTTGTTTTTATTGAGATAGGCGTAATAGAGATCTATTTGTTTCGCAAGTTAACGGGACATGAAGAACGCTTTATTGAACTCAGCATTGAATATATCGCCGCTTATACCAAAGGACTTTTCCCGGCAGCTATTGGGGCGATGTTTATAGCGTTTGTTATCTGGTTTATCGGGTGAGAAACCTGACAACCCGCAACTACTGCAATGAGGGTAATTATGTGTGGCATGGACAAATTGGACCTTATGTTAATTGTAATACTATCAATTAACTTCGGTTACCTCTTAAGCGGCGCAATTCTCATGTGCGGAGGCAAACGAAAATGAACCAGCAGTCCGCAAAACGTGAAAACAATGCGATGCGATTTAATCGCAAATATTTTGAGTTCGGCCTCTATGCCGGAATAATTAAATCTGTACAGAGTCTTTAACATGAAACAGCAACGTAATTCACGCTTTCGCAATGGTGCAGAACGCCACGCTAACCGTTTTGCTACCAGTGCATCACGCAGCAACATCCGCTACAGCCTGAGTGATACACATGCAACGCCGGATGGCTACCCAGTAAAACAAATCGGCGAGCATGCCTGGCTGATTGAGAAAGCTGGAATCGTGATCCACAAATGCCCACGCAATCCGTTTACCGGAAACCGCATTTTTGCTCTAAGCAGTGGCGACAATCAGTTCGGGCAGGATTTCACATTATACGAAGCACTTCGCACGGTTGATCGTCTGCTTCGCGGGCAAAGTTTTATTAAACAGGCTGATTTATAACAGGTGCTTTATGACCAAAGACCATGCACAAGGTGTATTTATCCGTTTTATTGATTTTCGCGGTGAACTGTTATTACGTGCATCCGCTATTGACGGAGTAACTCCGGCGGGTAAAAACGGAGCCGACGAAGCCACTTACGTTTATCTGAACGGCACGCGACTGCTTGTGGAACTTCCGTACCAGACCGTACGAGAAATCATTAGCGAAGCTGAAAAGGCACGCCAGGTTAATGGCGATGAACCCTATATCGAAATTATTTGTATGGATTCAGAAGCTGAAATACAGAAAGCAGATTAAAGGGCGTTGTGATGGGCAAAGAATATAAAACTCTCATTAACAAAGCACTTGAGCGTTTTTATTTTCGCTTAAGTGCATCAGGCGCTCATGCTGAACGTGCGGCCCGTGACTCATTGACCAGAGCAATCCGAAGTCTGTATGACGTGGCTTTTTACGCTGATGATCTGGATGCACTTAACGAACTTTCCGAGCTGATCTGTGCCGCAGAGTGCGGGGAACATATTGAACCGTATAAGCTGGGGAATATCGCATGAGTATATTTATCTCATGGCTTGTTCTGATTATTTCGGTGGCCTGCGCTATTGGGATTATGCGAATTATTCATTCAATAAAAAAGATTGAACGCTTTTTCACTGGCGAATAACAGAGCAAATAAAACCACAGATTAAATAAGAAAATGTAAAACAATCCGCATTCGCGGAGGTATTCGCACACGCCAAGGAGGCGTAATGGCAATTAAGCATTTTCCTGTCGTTCGTTTTACCTCCAGAGGGCGTGAATACGAAGTCGACGAACGCCTGATTACCACAATCGACAAACACCGTTCAGAAAAGGATGCACATCACATCTATCTCACTGACGGCACTTACTTCTGCGCCACGAATGTGGTGCGGGTGAACCTTATCCGACAGGTACAAGAGTCACGCAGATGACCATTCTGGACTATATCGCCGCCAATCCGGGGTGTAGCGGTGGAGAAATCGCCGCAGCACTGAATACCCCAACCACAGCCATTAATGCGGAGTTACGCCGACTCTGGCGCAGCGGTTCAGTCATAAGAAAAGAGCGCAAAACAGGCGGTCGCTTTTCTTACCAGATAAACCCGATGCCGTTCAGGTGCGGCAATCCACTTACCAACATGTTTAACCAGCTACTGAAGGAAGCCAGAGCATGAGCGCCATCAACCACCAGGAATTACGCGAACTGGCGACTGACCTGCAACGAATGGCAACGCCTCAAAAATTACTGGCGTTTCGCGCAATGCTCTCGCCGTCTGCTGTGCTGGCGCTGCTGGATGAGCTGGAGCACGCCAGAACCACACCTCTCGCCATTCGCCTGACGCTCCGTCATGAAATCGAGGATTTCTGCGCGACGTTGGAGGCGCCAGGCGAACCGGAAACGCCGGAAGCAATACAGCAAGAGCTGCTGCAACGCATTGACAAGGTTTTTGATTTTTTTCTGAACCACTAAGAAACCAGAACATGCACACACAAAAAAACCGCTTGCCATGCCGCAATCAGTCAGGTTACATTTCCGCTGCACCTCACAAAACGGGTGCCGGGTTTCGCAGCCTGCTGACTACACAAGCGCACAACCGCGCCAGCGGTTTTTTTGTGCGTACTGTATTGCCACGTTTTTTTCGCGTCAGAATTATGGCGGGGCGTACGGGGCCGACTTCGGTCGGGCCGGGTTCTTGTGTAGCCGGTACTGCGAACCTCGTACGTCTCGCCACCCACAGTTTCGCAGCTCTGGATGGTGAGTTTTCACAACTTACTACACAAGGGGCCACACCATGGCAAACCGCAAACCACACCGCGCTATCGCGGAGCGTCGTCACATCCAGACTGAAATCAACCGCAGACTTTCCCGCGCATCACGCGTCGCGCAAATCATGCACATCAATATGCTGCATGAGCGCAGCCACGCACTATCAAACATTTATTCCGCCTCTGTTTTCAGCTATCTGGCGGATGATCTGCACGAGCTTCAACAGCTCATCCAGCAGCAAAACAAACTCCATTAACTCCTGTTCCGGGCCTTTCCTGCACCTTGCGGCGGGAGGCCTTCGCACATCTGTAACAAGAGGATTGCCGCAATGATTCTCGCCAACGACTTTCTTGAATACCTGCTCAACACAGAACGTGATCTTGCCGCTCGCGTGCGTGATCGTTATGACATGTACCTGAAATCCCTGCCTGTACCGCAGCTCGCTGACGGAAAGATTGTTATTGATGGTCGCTACATGATTGACAGCCACGAGGGAAATTACAGGCTTTACCGCATTGAAGGTGGCACCCCGTCCGTTATTGGCATTTACCAGCGCCCATCCTCTGCAATCGTCGATGTGATTGCCGACAGCATCCGCATCACACATCGCCATGCCGACACAGAAGACACCGTGCTGGAAATTCAGCGGCTGGCTACAGTCTGCCGCGACACCCTGAATGGCATGACGAAGTAAATCACTATGACGGCAGAGTACATCAGGGACTGGCAACAACCGCGCCACGCAGTGGGGCGTGAAGGAACGGGGATCCCCGCTCCTGAATCCGCGCTTTCCTCCTGGCTGGATGCCTACCGGGTAGAGAACGAGCACCGCCAGGAAATGGCTGATGCGGCGTTCTCCGCAACGCCGCTGGGAAACCTGATTAATAAAAGCCTGGACGCACAGGAAAAACAGGACAAAACCATCACACTGGCAGGAGATGCCAGAAAACAGGCACGCGGCGCGGTGGATGAAGCCATGGCCTCGCTGCGCCTGCTGCCGTCCTATCTGCGCGATCCGCTTATTCGCCACCTCTCCTTCCTGCGCAAAAAACAGGAAGCCGATCGTCAGAAAGGCAAAAAGAGCTGGCAGGCTGAACGCTACGCGCGCGGAAACCTGCGCAAAATATTCGAACGTCTGGAGCGCACCGATCACCGCTGGCTGACACAGGGTTATCGCTCCCTTGCCGGACGCGAACGCCTGGACGATTTGCTTTACCTGCCGCAGCTCAACAAATACCAGATACAGACACTGGCCACCATGACGGCGGCGATGTTCAGCAGCACCTTCGAAAAACTCTGCGATGGCTTTGGCGCGACCGATGGCGAACTGACCATGGATGTAACGCTGAAGGCGTATCAGATGCTGGCCCGCATGGCGTTACACCTGCACGCCATGCCTCCACATTATGACGCACTGACAACAGACAAAGACCAGAGGAACGAACCGGACACGGAGTTGCTGCCGGGCGCAATCCTTCGCCTGACCTGTGCAGAATGGTGGAAACGCAAACTGTGGCTGTTACGTTGCGAGTGGAGAGAAGAACAACTCCGCGCCGCCTGTCTGGTTTCCAGAAAAACATCGCCCTATCTGAGCCAGGACGCGTTAAGCGAGTTTCGCGCACAGCGCGAGAAAACACGCGATTTCCTGAAAAGTTTCATGCTGGAAAATGAAGACGGGTTCACGATTGATCTCGAGACGGTGTATTACGCGGGAGTAAGTAACCCGGTTCACCGTAAGGCAGAAATGATGGCCACCATGAAGGGGCTGGAACTTCTGGCCGAAGCCCGTGGCGACAAAGCGGTGTTTCTGACTGTCACCTGCCCGTCAAAATACCACGCCACAACAGAGAACGGTCATCCGAATCCCAAATGGAACGGGGCCACCATGCGCGACTCCAGCGATTACCTGGTTAACACGTTTTTTGCGGCGGTCCGCAAAAAACTGAACCGCGACGGTCTTCGCTGGTATGGCATCCGCACGGTGGAGCCTCACCATGACGGCACCGTGCACTGGCATATGATGGTCTTTGCTCATCCGGAAGAAATCGACAGCATCGTGGCCATCACCCGCGATATTGCCATTCAGGAAGACCGCCACGAGCTGGGCAATGATATTACTCCGCGCTTTAAGGCGGAGTATGTCGACGGCTCAAAAGGCACACCAACCAGCTATATCGCGACCTACATCGGAAAGAACCTGGACAGCCGCGCCGTGGATGGCATCGACCCGAAAACGGGCAAGCCACGCGTTGACCACGAAACCGGAAAATCAATGGCCGAGAGTGTGGAGCGCGCCATCGGCTGGGCGCGCCTTCATCGGGTCCGCCAGTTCCAGTTCTTTGGCATCCCCTCCCGTCAGGTGTGGCGTGAACTGCGCCGCCTTGCCAGCCAGATGGCACGCAACCCGGAAGGCCCGCAACGACTGAAAGATGACGCAATGGATGCGGTACTCGCTGCCGCCGATGCCGGGTGTTTTGCCACCTACATTGAAAAACAGGGCGGCGTACTTGTTCCACGCAAAGACTACCTGATTCGCACCGCCTACGACCTCGCAGATGAGCTGAATGATTACGGCGAACAGAGCGTACAGATTTACGGGATCTGGTCACCACTCATCGGGGAATCCTCCCGTGTGTGCACGCATCCGGATAACTGGAAACTGGTAAGACGTAAACCGGAAACGGAAGACAGCGCCCGCGAAAATGGTTTTGACCTTCAGGGCGGCCCTGCCGCCCCTTGGACTCGTGGCAATAACTGTCCCCGTGTACAGGAAACAGGCAACAGCGGGACAGAACAGTCGAAAGAACGGCCAGCACCGTGGCCGCAGCTTCCTGACGGCGTTGAAGTGAACGAATGGATGCGCTCACTGAAACGGCACGAACGCCGGGCGCTGATGCGTTCGCTTCGTGACAAACAGGCAAAAAACAGCAGTGATGAAATGCAGAGCTGGACACAGAGCCGCAAACAGCAGCGGCCTTTGCCTGATAACCACGAATTACTCGCTAAAGAATGGCGGGAATCTGCCGAATCTCTCGGCCTGCATATCGGTGAACAGCAGATGCAGCACCTGTTACGGGGAGGCAGCCTGTACGTTGACGGCAGCATCATTGCACCGCAGGGATTTGAAATTGTACGCAAACCGGATACCCGCCCGGCCAGCCGAATCACGCAGCTCTGGCAGCGCCTGAGCCGTAATCACGGCGTAAGCAGCACAGAGATCCGTCATAACCCGGTCGCCAGCTATCTGGCACAGCTGGGGGCATCAGACCCCGAAGCCGCCGCACGTCTGGCATCCACACTTCAGCAGGACCAGAACACCATGAAAACCCCCGTTACCGTGCTTTCTGACATGCTGCGCGCCATCCGTGACGCAGAGCACGCACAAAGAATCAATGAAACCACTGAACGCGCCCGCCGCAAGGCTACTTTGCTCCAAAAGAGAGGCAAACAGCACTTTAGTAATCAAAATGATGATGAGAAAAAACAATTACAAAGTTGGATATGCCTTTTCCATCATGAGGGATGAGATGTGAATCGCTAACCGAATATTGTGTTGAATAGAATGCAATTGATATAATTCCCCTTAATTCATTGAAAACTGGATTTTTTGCATAACTATGCAAATATCTATGGACGGCGACGATGTTTTTTATCGGGAAAACTCAAGTGCCATGTTAAGATTATGTTTATTTTTTACTGAGAAAATCGTGGATGACAAAGCCTTCTCATTTTAGAACCCCTCTTCGTTATCCGGGAGGTAAGGCAAAATTCTTGCCACATATTGAACAAATACTCCGCAACAATGATCTCATTGGTGGATGTTATGCTGAACCTTATGCAGGTGGAGCCGGTGTAGCATTAGGTTTGCTCCTTAACGGTCTTGTTGAAAATATCTTCATAAATGATATTGATCCTGCCCTTTATTCTTTTTGGTTTGCAGTGGTTAATCATAACGATCTGTTATGTGAAATGATTGATGAAGTTCCTGTGACTATTGAAAATTGGCATACTCAAAAGGAGATACTCCTAAACAATGATAAATATAGTATGCTTGAAGTCGCATTATCTACTTTCTTTTTAAATAGAACAAACCGTTCAGGAATACTTAAGGCTGGCGTTATTGGAGGGAAAGAACAAAAAGGACCATGGAAGTTAGATGCAAGATTCAACAAAAAAGAGTTAATTAAAAGGATTGAACTAATTGGTGCATATAAGGAGAAAATTTACGTATCGAATTTTGATGCTGTAGATTTTCTGCTACACCAAAAAGCATTGCTACCCAAAAATAGTCTAATATATCTTGATCCACCTTATTATGTTAAAGGAGCAGAGTTATATAGAAATTTTTATAAACATGATGATCATGTAAAAATCGCTAATACACTACGGGAAATTCAACTACCTTGGGTTGTGTCTTATGACAATGTGCCTGAAATAAAAAGCATATATCATGAATTCAATATGACTGATTATACGCTTAATTATACTGCACAAGATAAGAAAAAAGGTCTAGAAATTATCATTTATAATCATGGTATAAAAATCCCTGACATTTAAATTTAAGGATGATATAGATGATTAAAGAAATTAGTTTTAAAAAATTTAAGAAACTGATAGATATTGACTTCTCATTCAATGAAGACATCAATATAATATCAGGAACCAATGGGACATGTAAGACAACATTGCTTCATTTAATTAGCAATGGTTTCCAAATGCCACCATCTCGATCACAAAATTATTCAAATAGTAATTGTGTTAGAGTTATAAAATCTATAAACAAAATAGCCAACCCCAAAATGGAAGCAATTGTTAGGGAATCAAAAAATTACACCGATCCGGCAGAGGGAACAAAAGGTGTGTTATTTTCTATTAACTATTTGGATCATAGCACACTAGACTTCAGAAAGCACAACTCAAAAAATCCAGACGAAGCGCAACGGTATGCTATCAAACCAGTATACCCACGCGGAAAAGAAAAACAATCACTTCCAGCTAAACCAGTTTTATATCTTGGATTATCGCGACTATTCCCAATTGGTGAAACTAAAGACGACGCCCTTACAAAAATTCCGTTAAACCTACCAGAAGAGTATGTTGGTTATATATCGAAAATATATAATGAACTTTTGGGCATTAATATTATAAATATAGAATCAAACAATATCGGTGATTTTAAAGCTGGCCCATTATTTGATACCGATAACCCAGCAATTGATTCTAATACCATATCATCCGGGGAAGACAATATATTCATTATAATCAAGGCATTAGTTAGCCTTAGGTATTATTTTGAATCACTTATTCAATCCACTGATCAAAAAGAAAGCATTCTGTTAATAGATGAATTTGATGCCACTTTACATCCTTCTTTACAGATAAGATTATTAGATAAAATTTATCAATACGCAAAAGATTATAAGATTCAAGTATTTTTCACAACGCACAGTCTGACATTGCTAGAGTATGCTTTTCATAAAAAATACCATGTTGTCTATCTAATTAACAATATTACAAAGGCTCTGCTTTTGGATAATCCTGATATATTAAAAATAACAATGTATCTGAAAACACAAACAAAGGATGAGATATACACAAGGAACAAGATACCAGTTTTCACGGAAGATGAAGAAGCTCGCTTTTTATTTAATGAAATACTTGGTTATTGGATAAGCAAATATCCAAATTTTGCTATAGTTAGTAATTCATTTCACTTAATTGATTGTTTCATTGGTGCAGACAATTTAAAAACTATTTTTAATGATTCTCATCTTAAGGAAACCTCGTTAAAATCAATTTGTATTCTTGATGGAGATCACAGCCCTGAGGATCAGAGAGGAATTATATCACTGCCGGGTGAAAAAGCTCCAGAACAATTGATATTTGAGCATTGTGAGCACCTTTATAATACCGACGACTCTTCCTTCTGGGAAAATCAGGATATAATTAACAATGGTTTTTCGAAAGAGTTATACTTACTCAAGATACGTCCTCAATTACAATCAATTGAAACTGAAATTCAGAAAAGAAAAGACAACCATGAGTCTACATCCGGTTTAAGAAGAAGATTAAATAAGAAAATATTCAATCAGCATATTGAATTCTTTAGAATGATTACAAGAAACTGGTTAGACAAACCAGAAAATCAGAAATCTCTCCAGTATTTTTACAATGGATTACGATCCTTATTCTACCGGGTTACACCAACAAACGGCATTGACAGAAAAATTTGGGATTTTGACTATAACAAAATCATTAAAGAGGATAAATAATGTATTCTAATAGGATATAAACATCAAAGCTATATTTTTTACACATATCAAGAGTAAAAAATAATTTAACTTTTACATAACGACCTCTTTTACAAATAAGTAGAAAAGGTCGTTATAACTCTCATCTCCATAGCATGTAATTTTCTTTGCATATTTTCACATAACAGTCAGGGATGTATTTATAAGCAACGTCGTATACATAGGCTCAATTTTTCTATAAATAAGCACTCCGTTCGGTTTGCACAATAGTGCACAAATTTGCACAATTTTTTTGAACGACTTTTTGCCCTTCCGGCCCGCATGGCGGCTGGATCCGTCAAGGATCCGTGCGTGCACAAAAAAACGCGCTTTTTCTGCGCGCAGGTGACGGGGGAACAGCCCGCGTTTCAGGGGGTAAATAGCATTCCCTGAACGATGTCGCAGAGATACAACAGAATGGCTGTATTTCTCACGCTGAGCGTGAAAAAGACGTGAGAGCTTTTGATTTGATGGGGTGAAAGGTAAGGCCGTCAAAATCGCACTGAGACGGCGAGAACATGCAGTCAACGCGGTGGGATTGCGTAAGAGTCTGACTGTCGATGATGGCAATCAGCAGGAAAGCGTCGTGAAATTATCTGACTGATACAGGAGCTGGAGAGTCGGGGCATAAATTTTTTATGCCCCGGCGAAGCAGCAGACAAGCGAAGCGCGTCAGGATGTGGGCTGGGTGTCTAACAGTGCGTAAGGGTTAAAGCGGATCACCTCTTCGCCAAGCCAGTCATTGATGTGCTTCATGGCCTCCATGACGGGCATCAGCTCGTTAATTGCGTAAACCCGCGCGGCCTTCTCCACATCACCAAACGCACTTTTTTCGCCCGGCATTGCCCCCATCAGTTGCGGCGGAACGCGGTGCGCAGCCAGCACATCATCACGGGATGCCGCCTTAACATTCATGAACTCATCCTTTGCGGTGATCTGCTGGAACGGCAAAATTTGCACCCCCTCTTTGCCCCCGTTGGGCGCATGAATGAGCACGTTTTTAAACGCACCACCACCACGTGCCCCCTGTAGCGTTTCTTTCAGGGAGTCCATGCTTTCGCGGTTTACCTGCGCTGCACCGATGTAGATGATGCACCCGGCGTGGGATCCGTTGTCGTAATACAGTTTTCTGAACATGTCCGCCGAATGAGACAGGCTGGCCGAGAGTAATGCGCCAAGATATTCCGGCATGCCGTAGATTTCCTGGTTAATATCCGGATTCATCAGGTGGCACACTTTGCCAGGGCGAAACTGGAACGCGTCCTTGCCATCCTGCACATACCACCATGATTCAAGATCGCTTCCGCGTCGCATGTATTTCGCCAGGGCGTGCCGTAATTTAAGCGGTTCACCGAGCATATTGCTTCGAAGCTCAAGGAATGCGTTACCGAACACAAACCAGTCCAGCGCCAGCGCCGAGAAATCCTGCCGGGAAAGCAGCGGGTGCGGAATATAGCAACCGAGCAATACATTGCGCTTAAAGTAAAGCGCAGACTGATGCCAGGACGTTTGCCGGGCAGCTCTTGCCAGACCGTACCAGTCCACCGGGGTTTCATACCACCGCCCGTTATCAGCACAGTACATGTTGTCCAGCAGGTCATGCCCGGTCAGGCGATAAGGACCATCAAATGTGAATGCACTGAGCGATGATTCTTTCCTGAGCGCATCAGCGAGATCAATGCGTGAACTCATGCGCACTTTTTTATTTTTTCTGCTCATCAGAACTCCATAACCGTGAAACGCTCGTTTTCTCCTTCGCCGCCAATCGGTTCGTTAATGACAGCAAGCATGGTCGCCCACGCAAGGTCGCCGTGGCTGATCCCCCTCGCGCGGTCCGTTTCGTAAGTGATAAAGCCGCCCGGTGTTTTCACCTTACGCACGGCGTTAAAGGCCGCGACCAGTTCGCGTTCGGCGCGATCGTATTCCCACCGCCCGGCACGCATTATTTGCAGCATTTTCAGTACCAGCGACCGTTTTGATGACAGCGTGAAGGTGTACGGAATAGCAGCAGGGAAAAACCGTTTCACTATCTGATAAACAGCCTCCCCGTTCCCGCCCGTCACATCAATGCCGATGTGTTCCACGTTGTAGCGACACGTGAACTCTTCAATGACTCTGGCCTGTTCTTCAAACTCCAGCCCCTGAACGCGTCGCGTCTCCACCGTTCGAAAACGGCCACCAGGAACAGCCGGAGGAACCACCACGGACACAGCGCCGCTGTCGCCGTTGCCACTGCTGCCGTTTGCGTCATACCCAATCCATACCGGACGATTTCCCATCGGGCGGGGAGCAAAAGGTTTCCAGTCTTTCCAGTCGTCGTATCCGTCAACGCCGCAGCCAATCAGGATATTCAGGTTAAATGCCGATTCCCCTTCGCGGACAAACTCACACATATAGAGATTGCGGAACTCGTCTTCGGTGTTTTCATCACGAATTTCATCAATATCGGTGTGTTTCCAGCCGTGATTAACCACATCTTCCAGCGTGACAATTTGCCGCCACGTCCGGTCGGGGCAGATAAGCCCGTTATGCAGCGTTTTCCAGTCCACAGAAAAACGCTGGCGTTTATGCGCGGCCTTTTTCTCGTTCCAGCGGTCGCCGTTCCAGTAGACGTATGCCTCGTGCGTTTCGGTTGATGGCGTGGAGAAGTAGGTGCGCCGCAGTCCGCTGAGGGTTGCCATAGCGCCAGCCACCTTGCGCAGTTCAGCAAAGCGACTGACCCAGAAAAATTCATCAAAATAAAAATTGCCTGTGTAGGACTGTGCCGTCGCAGCAGAAGTACCGAGAAAATGCAGTTCTGCGCCGTTGGAGAGGATGATTTTATCGCCCCCTTTCAGCTCCACATCAACTTCAGCCGCGGCCTTCTGAATAATGCTTTTAAACTGGAACGCCTGACGACGCGACGCAGACAAAAAAATCTGGTTACGCTGGTAAGGTTGTGCCACATCGTCACGCAGCGCCATCAGCAGTGCTTCCTGTGCAAAATACCAGGTCGCCCCAATCTGTCGGGATTTCAGGATCATCCTGTTACGTATCCCGGCTTCACTGCAAAGGGTCAGGGAGTCAAACCAGCCCCGCTGATGCCACTCCAGCCTGCTGATGATTTTTTCCCGCAGTGCGGCAATCTGCTCCGGCGTGAAATGATTTTTAAGTTTTTTCGCCCGGCCTTTCTTTCCTGTGGCCGTCGCATCCGGCTGACCATCATGCAGTTTTTTAAGCTGCCGGGTCAGCAGGTCTATTTCCTTAAAGTCACCACCTGTTTTATTCTGTTTTTCAGTAAGCTGGATGAGGCGCGCATCGATGGACTGCGTGACACGCTGCACGGGTGGCGTTTCATCCCACTGGTCGCGTTTTTTCCACGCATAAATCGTGTTCGGGTTTATTCCCATCAGACGTGATATTTCTGCGGGCGGATAACCCTGCCAGTAAAGTTGCCGCGCACGCTGGCGCACAAAAGCGTCCTGAATCATTGCTCCCCCTGAGTAATTACAGGAAGATTACCCGCGCGCGAAACCGTTCTCCTTAACCCCCTGTTCTGGCCGTTTTCTTACAACAAAAGCCCTTTGTATCAGCCTGTTACGCTTTGCCATCATGACTGAAGAACCAGTCAGAGGGGCAAAAACTATGGCTAATGAAAAAAAGACATCCCGCAAAAAGTTTCGCGTGGCTGTCTCCGGATCAACTGTTGATGGCCGTGAAATCAGTCCGGTGCATCTGCGTGAAGCCGCCGAGAACTTCAACCCGGATGTTTACGCTGCCCGCGTGAACGTTGAGCACTATCTCTCGCCATGCCCGTCAAGCGAATTTTCCGCAATGGGCGATGTCACCGCACTGAGTACGGAAGACATTACGGAAGGTCCGCTGGCCGGACGTACTGCGCTGTATGCAGAAATCGAACCGACCGAGCGCATGAAGCAGCTTGTCGCGGACGGCAAGAAAATCTATTCCAGTATCGAACTGCACCCGCAGTTCTCCGTTAACGGGCGCGCCTATCTGGTCGGGCTGGCGATGACCGACACCCCGGCAAGCCTGGGCACTGAGCGCCTGAAATTCACGGCACAGCAACGTCAGGCGGTGATGACGTTCAACAGTGTCCAGGGTGAAGCACCGCTCATTTCCGAAGCCATCGAGTCTGAAATCATCGAAATGGCAGAACAACGCCAGGAAGAAGGCACCCAGTGGTTTAACCGCGTAATGGGGATTATTGGTCGTGGCCGCAAAGCGGATGACGCCAGTTTCTCCCGTATTCAGGAAGCGGTGGAAGGCGTCGCAACGTCACAGGCCGACATTATCGACCGTTTTAATGTGCTGGAAACCCGCCATCAGCAGGACCGCCAGAAAATCACGTCACTGACCACAGAGCTGACAGCACTGAAGGAAAAACTGCGCACGCAGGACGGCGATCCGCAGAACCGCTTCACCGCAACGGGCGCAGCCTCCGACCAGCTGGCTGACTTCTGATAAGACAAAGGAGCAAATTTTTATGAATCTGGTGATGTCAGATATTACCCGCAACAAGCTGGGTTGCTATATGGCGCAGCAGGCGTCGCTTAACAATATCCCGGTATCTGCACTGGTATCGCGATTTACCGTAGAACCCTCGGTGCAGCAGCGTTTTGAAAACGCAGTAAAGGAGAGCACTGAATTTACAAAAAAAATTAACGTGTTCGGTGTGACTGACCAGAAAGGCGAAAAAATCCTCCTGGACACCACCGGGCCGATTGCGCGCACGAATACCAGTTATGACGGCACAAAACGCCGTAACCCGAATAACGTGGTTGATCTGAAAAACCGCAAATACCAGTGCGAACAGGTGAACTACGACACGTTTATTTCGTATCCGCAGCTTGATGCCTGGGCGGCACACCCTGATTTTCAGTCCCGCGTCAGCACACAGATTGCCCGGCAGGTGGCGCTTGACCGCATCATGATCGGTTTCAACGGCACGTCTCACGCAGATGAGTCCAACTTCAGCACTAACAAGCTGCTTCAGGACGTTAACGTGGGATGGCTGGAGCACATCAGAACCGACGCCAGCGAGCGCGTTATGAATGATGTAACGCTGACCTCCCGCAACATGGACAACACCGTGGCGCACGCGGGTAAATATGCGAACGCTGATGCACTGGTACAGGACGCGCGCTCATCCCTGCTGGATGAATGGCACAAGGAAGCTGACGACCTCGTGGTGATTATGGGGCGCAACCTGTTTAACTCGCTGCGTCTGCCCGTGCTGAACAGCATCAGCGGCCAGAATCCCAATGCGGAATTACTTGCCGGACAGCTCATCCTGTCATCGCGCGCCATTGGCGGGCTGGATGTATTCCTTGCGCCGTTCTTCCCGGATGCAACGATGCTGATCACCTCGTTCAACAACCTGTCAATTTACTGGCAGAAAGGAACAATGCGTCGCCTGATGAAAGACGAGCCGGAATACAACCGCATCGCCACCTACCAGTCCATCAATGACGCTTATGTCGTTGAAGACTATGGCAAGTGCGCGATGGTCACTGGCCTGAAGTTCGCCGACAGCTAATCACCTCACGGCGGGCATCATGCCCGCCTGTAACGGAGAGAAAAAATGATTACTCCTGCACAGCAACACTGGCAGAACGTGATGGCACAGCGCGCAGGCCGGGCGAATGAAGGCGTGGACCACGCCGCGCGTACCGCGCATGAAGAGGTGCTGTATCGTCTGCGTCTGGCACAGGCCCGGCTTAAGGGCGTACAGGCCAGAAGCGCGAAAGCCGCCATCAAAAAAGAGTTATTGCCGGACTTTTCCGGCTGGATTGAGGGAACGCTGGAGGCTGACGGCGGGCAGCAGGATGAAGTGATTGCCACGCTGATGGTCTGGGCGATTGACTGCGGCGATCTTCCGCTGGCGCTGCGTATTGGTGCATATGTGGTCCGTCACAACCTCATCATGCCGGATAACTTTGGACGTACTGCTGCCACGGTACTGACCGAAGAAATCTGTAATCCGGTACTGACGCAGGCCGGGACGGATGCCGACGCGGATTTGTCCGCCTTTATCGAACCACTGGACACCCTCCGGGAGATTGTCACCGACCAGGACATGCCGGACGAAGTGCGCGCCAAATTATGCAAAGCGTGCGCCTTTGCCCGCCGTGGCCTGAGTGATACGGACAGCATGGCCCTGTCACTGAAGCTGCTGCGCGAAGCAATGCACCTGAACCCGAACGCAGGTGTGAAACGCGAGATTGCAACCCTTTCCCGCGCCCTGAAAAAAGCTGATTCCGCAGCCGCACCAGAAGACGCCAGCGCACAGCAGACGCAGGACGAAAGCAGCAAAAGTAAAAAGACAACGCGGAAGCCTGCAACACGAAAAACCACCGCGACGCAGAAGGCGAAGCGCGGTTAACGACTGACCCCGTCAGCGGGCGGCGTGCGCGGTGTTCCGGTTTGACTCCGTGACCGTTTACACCGCGCACCCACCGCCCGATTTTTTTCAGGAGTGAACCCCATGAGTATGGTTGCCAGAACTGAACCCAGACCCGCAGAGGACGACATCACCGATACCGATGATGGCGATACCCGCATTTCAGCGGGTGCATTCTGGCCGGATATTGTGCTGCGCGAGCTGCGTCTGGCGGTACGACTGCCGGGCCGCGTGACCACCTCCCGCCTGCTGCATACTGCCACCGGGGCTGTGGCACACGTTACCCGCGAGCTGGAAGCATGGCAGCAGGAACAGCAGGCAGCTGGCCATCAGACGCTGGCCGATGTTCCGGCACCCGTAATTAACGGAGAAAGCGTCAATCTCTGGCACTGGCGCAATGCTGTTTATACCGCCACGCGCGCCCTGATTCTGGAGCGTTACCGCGATGCGGACACAACGGACAAGGGCGACCGCCGGGCGGACGCACTGGATATACAGACATCGGATTTGTGGCGCGATGTGAGCTGGGCCATCTCTGACATTCTGTGCCGCCCGCGAATCTTTGCGGAATTGTGCTGATGAAAGTGAAGGCACTGGAAGGCGACACCGTGGATTCGCTCTGTTTCCGGTACTACGGCACGACGCAGGGCGTCACCGAAAAGGTGCTGGATGCCAACCCCGGACTCTGTCAGCAGGTATTTCTGGACGCCGGGCAGGACGTGGAGATGCCGGAGCCGGAGAAGAAGAAACGAGAAATGATTCAGTTGTGGGGGGAGTAGCAGTGAGCACCATTCAAACAGGGATCACAGAGCAGGTTATTGCATGGCTCTTTGACCACCTGCCAACGGTGTATGCAGTAGGCGCGGCGGTCAGCATTTCCGCGCTGATGAGTCTTTATGACGGACGAACACTGGTTCAGACCGTAACGGGATCGCTGGCGTGCGGCGTTCTTGCCATGGCCGTGGCCGGGTCGTTGCGCTTCTTCGGTTTTCCTGAAGATGCCGTGACGTTTATCGGCGCATCAATCGGTTTCATGGGGGCAGAGAAAGCACGCGACAAGGTTATTGCGGCCTTTAATCGCAGGGTGAAGGAGAAGGACGAATGAGCAACACATTTAAATTCAGCAGCCGGAGCGAAAAGAATTTGCAGGGTGTAAATCCTGATCTGGTGAAAGTGACCCGACGGGCACTGGAAATCTCGGAAGTGGATTTTGGTATCACCGAAGGGTTGCGCAGCCGTTACCGCCAGAAGCAACTTGTGGCCACGGGTAAGAGCCAGACCATGAACAGTCGCCACCTTACGGGGCATGCCGTGGATGTTGTGGCTTATATCGGCAGCCAGGTGTCATGGGAATGGCCGCTGTACGAAAAAATCGCAGCAGCATTCAGACAGGCCAGCCGGGAACTGAATATTCCGGTGGAATGGGGCGGCGACTGGAAGACCCTGAAAGACGGACCGCATTTTCAGTTACCACACGGAGTTTATCCGGCATGAAGCTCTGGCCCACGCTGGGCGTCGCTTTCCTTCTGATTGCCGCATGGGGAACATCCATGCGTCTGTCGTGGTCGCTGGGCCGGGAGAACGCCAGAAACGAAGCGCAGGCCAGCGCCCTGAAACGTACCGTCGACACCCTGAATATCATCAGCGCCGGGGTACAGGATATGCAGCAGGTGCTGGCGCAACTCCGCGTGGAAAATCAACAGCGAAATCAGGACGGAGAGGCCAGACGTGAACAGCTACGCAACGATATTGCAAAAGATGAATGCGCCCACGCTTTGCCTGACGCTCGTTTTACTGACAGGTTGCGCAGGCACGCAGAACGCGCCACGGCCAGCGCCGTCAGTCCGGCTTATACCGCAGACGCTGACCATACCGGTAACGCCTCCCCCCTTCCCTGACACTCCCACATGGGGAAATCTCGGTATATGGGGCGACCGCCTTCTGGATGCACTGGAAACCTGTAACGCGGATAAACGGGCCATTGAATTACTGGAACAGCGCAGGCTGCAACGACTGAACAACGAGGATAACAACCATGCTGAAAACTGATTCCCTGCGTGAAGCCATGACCCGTTCATGCCGATGGTGTCAGGCCAACCCGGAAAAATTCACCATTTTCGTGGAGAGCGGCAACATTGAAACGACAGGAGAAACCCCATCGTTTGTTTACCGCTATCAGATGGTGATGTTTGTCATGGATTACGCCGGGGAGCTGGATGACCTCACGCTGCCGCTGCTGGCGTGGTTATCCGAAAATCAGCCACAGTTGTTGCTCAACCCTGAGCGTAATCAGGACATCAAATTCTCCGCCGTTATCAATGACGATGACAGCGCCGACCTCCTGTTTACGCTCCCCCTGCGGGAACGCGTTCGCATCACGCGCAACAGTCAGGGCACACCGCAGGCAGAACACCTGCCGGAGCCAAAACCCCGTCTGCCCTCTTCCGAAGGCGACTGGTCGCATGTATTCCAGGATGTGACGTGGGGTGAAAGCGATGGATAAGGCATTCACCCGCGTGGATGAAACCTTTGAGGCCATCCGCGACAGCCTGAATCAGCAGGCCATCAATAACATCGCCAGAAAGCTGGCACAGGATTTACGCCGCGCCCAGCAGGCGCGTATCCGGTCACAGAAAGCGCCGGACGGGACCGCGTGGACACCACGCAGACGCCGCGTAACCCGGATACAGGAGCGCATTCGCTTTATCTGGAATAACGAAGCACGCACGCTGAAAAACTGGCATCACGACACGGGGAAATACGGGCGAACCATTACCGGGTGGGATGAGGATAAAAACAATATCCGCACGTTTTACCGGGATGACATCGACCGTTTTCTGGAAATACGCACCCGGCGCATCAACCAGGACAGCACAAAGCGCGTCCCCATGTTCGTAAAACTGCGCACCGCCCGCTACCTGAAAGCCCGTGCAGATGCTTCCGGTGTGACGGTGGGTTACAGCGGCGTGTCCGCACGTATTGCCCGCGTTCATCAGTTCGGTGAGCGCGATCAGGTTGCGCCGGGCATTTTCACCGATTACCCGGTACGTGAGCTGCTGGGTATCAGCCAGGCAGATGAGCGCCTGATTTATAACACGGTGCTGGGCCGGATTGCGGAGGCTGTACGGTGAGCGCAGAACTCATGCGACTGCTGAGCAATATCATCCGCACCGGGATCATCTCTGAAATTGATGAGAAGTCCTGGCGCGTGCGCGTTCGCAGCGGCGAACTGGAAACAGGATGGTTGCGCTGGAACACCACGCGCGCGGGAGCCTTCAATGTGTGGCTGCCGCCATCACCAGGCGAACAGGTGGTAATTGCCTGCATTGGCGGCAACCCGGAAACCGCCATGATAATTGGCAGCCTGTGGAGTGATGCCAGTCCGGCACCCGGCAAAAGCCTGAAAGAAATCGTGGTCAGCGCGCCGGATGGCGCGGTGTTCCGCTACGACGCGGACGCAGGCGCACTGAGCGCCAGCGGCATGAAAACGGCCACTTTACAGGCATCCGTCAGCGTGAAACTGGATACGCCCGTCGTGGAATGCACAAACCTTCTGAGAACGGCGACGCTTGACGTCACAAAAGGAGGAAAGATGAGCGGCAATATCACGCACAGCGGCGGCAACTTCACCTCAAACGGCATCACAGTGCATACGCATAAACACGGTGGCGTGAAAGGCGGCAGCGATTCGACAGGAGGCCCGCAGTGACAACCCGCTACACAGGAATGAATCCGGACGGGACGGGAAACCTGAACGATATGGAGCACCTGAAACAGTCAGTCAGGGATATCCTGACCACCCCGCTGGCAAGCCGGGTTATGCGACGGGAATATGGCAGCCTTGTGCCTGATTTGATTGACGAACCCATGAATAACACCACGCGTCTGCAATGCATGAGTGCTGCCGTGATTGCGCTGACACGATGGGAACCCCGCATTGCCCTGGATGCCATCGACGTTGTCTGGAAAGCGGGAGGCCGCGCCGGGGTGACGCTGTCGGGCACTGTCATGCAGACCATGCAGAATGTTGAATTAACCATCACGCTAAGGGAGTAAATCATGCCCGCCGTTGACCTTTCACAGTTACCGGACCCCGCCATCATCGCGGAGCCTGACTTTGAGGCAATTCTGGCTGACACAAAGGCCATGATGATTGCGGCTTATCCCGCCGAACAGCGTGAAGCCGTTTCCGCCGCGCTGGAGCTGGAATCGGAACCCCTTAACGTTATCGCTCAAACCATGTCGTTTCGTGAAATGCTGTTACGCCAGCGGGTTAACGAGGGGGCACGCGCCTGCATGTTAAGCCACAGCGCCGGGACAGACCTGGACAACCTCGCGGGCAATATGAACACAAAGCGCCTGACCATCACTCCGGCAACGGATACCACCGACGCAGTGATGGAAAGTGACACCTCGCTGAGACTGCGGGCGCAGCGGGCGTACGATGGCCTGAGTGTTGCTGGCCCGTCAGGTGCATACGAGTATTTTGCCCGCAGCGCCAGCGGTCTGGTGCGTGATGCGCGGGCTATCAGTCCGTCTCCGGCAAATGTGACGGTTTCCATCCTGTCCACTGAAGGCGACGGCACAGCAACGGAGGCGTTGCTTAATACCGTTCGCGCCGTTCTGAATGCAGAGGATACCCGCCCGGTGGCCGACCGCCTTACTGTACAGAGCGCCAGAATCGTGACATGGCGGCTGAATGCAAAACTGTACTTTTACCCCGGCCCGGAATCCGAACCTATTCTGGCGGCGGCTGAATCGTCGTTCAGGAAGTGGCTGGCTGAGCAGGGGCTTATCGGTCAGGACGTGGCGTTGTCCGCCATTGCTGCCGCACTGCATGTGCACGGTGTGCAACGCGTGGAGATAATCGAACCCACACAGAATATGGCCATCAGCGACATACAGGCGGCGCGCTGTGAGTCGTTCACCATCAGCGAAGGTGGGCGCAATGAGTAATTCACTGTTACCACCATCAGCCAGCAGTTTCATGCGTTGTGCCGAAGCTGTCGGAACGCGCATTACAGACATCCCGGTAGACCTCAACACGCTGTGGTCGCCGGACACCTGCCCGGTGCACCTGCTGCCTTATCTCGCCTGGGCATTTTCCGTTGACCGTTGGGATCGCAACTGGCCGGAAGAGACAAAACGACAGGTGATTCGTGATGCATGGCTGATACACCGACACAAAGGGACCATCAGCGCACTGCGCAGGGCCATTGAGCCGCTGGGATACCTCATTCGCGTGTCTGAGTGGTGGGAGTTCGGCGGAGAACCGGGAACATTTACCGTTGAAGTCGGCACACTGGACAGTGGCGTGACGGAGGAAATGTATCTGGAAATGGAGCGGTTGATTGCTGATGCCCGTCCGGTCAGCCGCCACATGACAGGGCTGAATATCATTCAGGAAATTCCGGGGGATATTTTTGCAGCGGCGGCAACTTATGACGGTGAAGTTATTACCATTTATCCGGACGATTAAGCATGAGTACCACAACACGAAAATTTAAAACCGTTATCACCGATACAGGTGCCAAAAAATTAGCTCAGGCAGCCGCGCCAGATGGTAAGCCTGTCCGCCTGACTCATATGGCCGTGGGCGACGGTGGCGGCACGTTGCCCACACCAGACAGTAAGCAGACCCGTCTGGTGCATGAGGTGTGGCGACACACTGTTAATCGCGTCATCCTGGACGCAACACATCAGAACCGCATTATTGCGGAGCTGGTTATTCCTCCTGAAACGGGCGGATTCTGGATCCGGGAAATTGGTGTATTTGATGAGCACGGCGATTTAATCGCGGTGGGCAATACTGCCGAAAGTTACAAACCAACCGTTGCCGAAGGGTCCGGACGTGCACAAACATTTCGCACCATTCTGACCGTATCCAGCACGGCCACCGTGGCGCTTACCGTGGATAACACCATGGTGATGGCCACAGTGGATTACGTGGATGACAAACTGAAAGAGCATGAACAGTCACGACGTCACCCGGACGCCTCGCTGACCGCAAAAGGCTTTGTTCAACTCAGTAGCGCCACTAACAGCGTGTCTGAAACGCAGGCTGCAACGCCGAAAGCGGTTAAGGCCGCGTATGACCTGGCTAACGGAAAATATACCGCTCAGGACGCCACGACGGCACGAAAAGGCCTTGTCCAGCTCAGTAGCGCCACCAACAGCACGTCTGAAACGCAGGCTGTAACGCCGAAAGCAGTAAAGGCCGCGTATGACCTTGCTAACGCAAAATATACCGCTCAGGACGCCACGACGGCACAAAAAGGGATAGTCCAGCTCAGTAGTGCCACCAACAGCACGTCTGAAACACTGGCCGCGACATCGAAAGCGGTTAAGGCGGTAATGGATGAAACGAACAAGAAAGCGCCCTTAAACAGTCCTGCGTTGACCGGAACGCCAACAACGCCAACTGCGCGACAGGGAACGAATAATACCCAAATCGCAAGCACGGCTTTCGTTATGGCTGCGATTGCCGCCCTTGTAGATTCGTCACCTGACGCACTGAATACGCTGAACGAGTTAGCGGCGGCGCTGGGAAACGACCCGAATTTTGCGACCACCATGACTAACGCGCTTGCGGGTAAGCAACCGAAAGATGCCACCCTGACGGCGCTGGCCGGGCTTGCTACTGCGGCAGACAGGTTTCCGTATTTTACGGGGAATGATGTTGCCAGTCTGGCAACCCTGACAGAAGTCGGGCGGGATATTCTTGCGAAATCGACCGTTGCCGCTGTTATCGAATACCTCGGTTTACAGGAAACGGTAAATCAGGCTTCTGGCGCATTACAGAAAAAACAGAACGGCGCAGATATTCCGGGAAAAGATACCTTCACCAAAAATATTGGGGCCTGTCGCGCATATAGCGCATGGCTGAATATTGGTGGCGATAGTCAGGTCTGGACAACTGCGCAATTTATTTCGTGGCTGGAGAGTCAGGGGGCATTTAACCATCCTTACTGGATGTGCAAAGGCTCATGGGCTTATGCAAATAATAAGGTCATTACAGATACAGGTTGCGGAAATATTTGTCTTGCAGGTGCTGTGGTGGAAGTTATTGGCACCCGCGGCGCAATGACCATACGCGTTACCACGCCGAGCACGTCCAGCGGTGGCGGAATCACTAACGCTCAATTCACTTATATTAATCATGGTGATGCTTACGCTCCTGGCTGGCGACGAGACTACAACACGAAAAACCAGCAGCCTGCATTTGCTTTAGGGCAAACAGGACGCAGGGTCGCAAATGATAAAGCTGTTGGCTGGAACTGGAATAGCGGCGTTTATGATGCAGATATCAGTGGCGCATCGACATTAATCCTCCACTTTAATATGAATGCGGGGAGTTGCCCTGCTGTACAGTTCCGCGTGAATTACAGAAATGGCGGTATCTTTTATCGTTCAGCGCGTGATGGTTATGGCTTTGAAGCTAACTGGTCAGAGTTTTACACCACAACACGCAAACCCTCTGCGGGAGATGTTGGTGCATATACGCAGGCAGAATGTAACTCAAGGTTTATTACAGGTATTCGCCTTGGCGGTCTGTCATCTGTTCAGACATGGAATGGTCCTGGCTGGTCTGACAGGTCAGGTTATGTCGTTACTGGTTCAGTTAACGGAAACCGTGATGAATTAATTGATACAACTCAGGCAAGGCCAATTCAGTATTGCATTAATGGAACGTGGTATAACGCGGGGAGTATTTAATTATGATGCACTTAAAAAATATTACTGCTGGCAACCCTAAAACAAAAGAGCAATACCAGCTAACAAAGCAATTTAACATCAAATGGCTTTATTCAGATGATGAAAAAAACTGGTATGAGGAACAAAAGAATTTCCAGCCAGACACTTTGAAAATGGTCTATGACCATAACGGCGTTATTATTTGTATTGAAAAGGATGTTTCAGCAATTAATCCGGAAGGCGCAAGCGTCGTTGAATTACCTGATATTACAGCAAATCGCCGGGCTGATATTTCGGGTAAATGGATGTTCAAAGATGGCGTAGTGATAAAGCGAACTTATACCGAGGAGGAACAGAGGCAGCAGGCAGAGAATGAAAAGCAAAGCCTGTTGCAACTTGTCAGGGATAAAACCCAGCTATGGGACTCACAGCTACGGCTGGGTATCATTTCCGACGAGAATAAACAAAAATTAACCGAGTGGATGCTCTATGCGCAGAAGGTCGAATCCACAGACACCTCCAGCCTGCCAGTAACGTTTCCAGAACAACCAGAATGAAACAAGGCCCGCTATCGGGCCTTAATTTTTATTCAGGCTTTTGTGGCCATTCAGGATTTGCCGTATCCACACGGCTGACCAGAACACTATAGCGTTCCCATGACTCCAGTCGTGCGCGTTCCTCATCCGTCGCCATATTCAGCCTGACAGCGCGTTCCAGTGGCTGAATAACGTTTTCTGCTTCGGAAAGTAACGCGGCCTTTTGTGATTCGGCCTGTTGTTGTTGCTCGTCTGCCGTATAAATCCGTTTAACCACAGCTCCGTCCTTAAACATCCACTTACCGGAATCATCAGCACGACGATTAGCTGTAATATCAGGAACCTCAACGACGCTATAACCTTCAGGGTTAAGCGTGGAGGCATCTTTGGTGATGGCGACAATAATATTATTTGCATCGTAAACAATCTTTATTGTGTCTGGCTGAAAGTTTTTCACTTCCTCATACCAGTTTTTTCCGTCTTCGGACCATAACCAGATAACATCAAAATTCTTTGTTAGCTGATATTGTTCTTTTGTTTTTGGATTTCCAGACTTAATATTTTTTAAATGCTGCATAATTTACACCTGTGCGACGTTATACCATATGCCATTGATGTATTTTTGTATCGGCCTGAAGATAGCTTCATCATCGCCATCAACTTCACCAATAATCCTTAATCCGGTAAGTGCGTGTCCGGCTATTTCATAACGCCCTCCACGCGCCATCAATTGAACAACACGTGTGCCAAGTCGGACATCTCTCACATAGCGTGAGTCAAAATTGCCATAATTTCCGGGAATAATTTGCGCACCGCAAAGCCAGTTACCGTTATTGTCCATGTACGCCTGACCATCGGTGCCATTGGCTGTCCTTGAGTTATTAATCATGTAGATGCCAAATTGCTTATTTCCCAGACCGCCAATCATAAATTTGCGGTCGGCATGGTCCTGACGGAGCAAAGCCTGAGCACCATCAGTGGATACCGCATTACGTCCAAAAATAACATTCTGGTCACGCATATGAATCCACATGCCTGTGCTGCTGTTAATTGCAAGGCGGTTTGCGTACACCCATGCGTTAGTTGTTATATCTCCTGTAACATCCAGACCATGCCCCATATTTATGCGACCAGTTCTGAGATTAAGCGTAAAGGGGCGTAGCGGCCCTATATCGCCATTTTCCCCCTCATTCTCTCGTGTAGGGATGATATGCAGGCATTCTTCAGAACGGCGAAAAATGGCACCAAAAGATGAATTAAATATCCTCAGTGCATTGACTGTCGATATTTTTACTTCACTGCTGAAAAGGGCTTTAACAAGAACAGACAAAGCATCCCATTTAAGATTCATCAGGTCTTTTGTTGTGGTGCTTTGTTTGCTTCTCCATTTGAAATATTCATTGCCGTTGTCGCCTGTTTCAAACCACATGTATGAATCAGTATCGCTATCGGCATCATTTTTAAAACCAATCTTTGCCCAGTCAGTATTTCGAATCCAGGCAAGGATTGAGTCGTTTTCAAAAGTAAGCCCACCGGACAAGGTATCGCCATTTTTTTGCACGGCGTTACCAGCCCTGTTTACCGTTTCCTGTAAACCGAGGTTTTAGATAATGGCCGTTTCTGACCTGCATGGCATGATTTACGCTTTTGGACGGGAGATTCAGCGTGCTGATTGGCTATGTAAGGGTATCAACAAATGACCAGAATACAGACCTGCAACGAAACGCTCTTGTTTGTGCAGGATGTGAACAAATATTTGAAGATAAATTAAGCGGGACAAAGACAGACCGACCGGGATTAAAACGCGCTTTAAAGCGCCTTCAAAAAGGTGACACGCTGGTTGTCTGGAAACTGGATCGCCTCGGGCGAAGCATGAAACATCTGATTTCTCTCGTCGGGGAACTACGAGAGCGAGGGATTAATTTTCGCAGTCTGACCGACAGCATAGATACATCTTCTCCAATGGGGCGTTTTTTCTTCCACGTGATGGGTGCCCTGGCTGAAATGGAACGTGAATTAATTGTTGAACGTACACTGGCCGGACTGGCAGCAGCGCGCGCACGGGGGCGCACAGGCGGACGTCGCCCGAAGCTGACAAAAGAACAGCATGAGCAAATAGCAAGGCTGATTAAAAACGGTCACGACAGAAAACAACTGGCAATAATTTACGGCATTGGTACATCGACGATTTATCGTTACCACCCCGCAGGAGAATCAAGCGGAACAATAGAGAAGAGTCAGAAAACAAAATAACCGCTAATCTGACCATTAGCGGTTTTTGTGTTAAATCAGAACAGCCCTTTAACTGAACTGGCCGCGCTGTTAAGAGATGATGTCACCTTATCTTTGAAGCCGGACAGCATATCGCTGAACGATGAGGATTGCAGGCGCTCCCGCAAATCCTCATCACAGCGTTCAAGGGTCAGTGAAAATTCTATCTTTTTCGCCTTACCGTAGCGATCAAACTCGGAACGGGTCGTATTCGTTCCGGTCAGGACATACATGCCGTAAATCTGCCCGACGCCATCAATCAAAGGCCAGGGTCGTCCTGTATACGCCTGCGTGGTCAGCAGCGACAGCGACACTTCGCCACCTGTAATTTCAGGATAAAGCACACCAGAAAGAACGATGCGATCATCACCTGCACCGATATACTGCCAGCTTGCTGAACGGTTAACGCGTTCATTTTTCACATGCCGCCAGCTTTTGTTTTGCTGTAACTGCTGATGCGGCAGCGTGCGCAGCTCAAAAACAAACATGCCGTAGATCATCATCATGGCCATGACTCCTCAATCTTTATCGTAAAAACTGCCACGCCCGGCACGGGCGCGCCGTTCCATTTCTGCCCTGACCATTTCACCGACCAGTTTCGCCAGTTCGCGGGGATTCTGTGTAACAACGTTATGCAGATGAACATGAATTTCACCGCCAAATCCGGAGACAGCAGGCTCCCGATTACGGGAAGCTGCAGGAACTGATGCCACTGGCGATCGTATGGCCTCCGCCACCGGGCGGGAGCTGGCCGCAACAACAGGGACCAGCGCCGGAGGCAGCGGAGCCGGGACTACGGGTGTGATATTAATTGCGGGGGCAGGCTTACTGACCTGCGCAATCTTCCGCTCCTGCCACTCCCCACGAACAGCAAGTGCGCGGGGCAGGTTCTTAAAGACAATATCGCCAGGGCCAATGCGTTTTTTCGTCTCATCAACCAGCTTACCTGTGTTATCAGCAATTTTGCTGAGTCTGCGTAGCGTCCCGGTATTGCTGTCTGTGAGCGGTTTGTTGTCTTTGGGTTTATCACCTCCGGTGCCATTGCCATTTTCCACAGGCTTCGGCGGATTGATTTTCGCAAGGTCCCCCTGAAGCAAGGCAACCTTGTCCTGAAGAATGGCCGCACGCTGTGCGTCTTCGATTTTCTTGCGCGCCTTTTCCGCTTCATCCGGAAGGACGCCAAGTTTTTCAAGTATCCACGCCAGCGTATCCAGTAGCATTTTTGCAGGTGTCAGAACAAGCTGTAGCGCACCGCCAAGAACGTTACCGAATATCTCGCCAGCACTGGTACATTTATCCAGCGTTTCCTTGCTGGACTCCATCGGTGACAGCAGCGATTTAAACCAGTTAAACACCTGGCTGATCCCGCTTCCGATTGCGTCAAAAACAGGACCAAACCGTTCAAAGGTTTCGCGCAACGGGGTCAGCCTTTCCATAATCCCGCTGAACACCCCGGCAAAAAATGCCCTGATGGGATCCCAGTATTTCCAGATAAGAACGGCAGCTCCGGCAAGCGCAGCCACGATAAGACCAACCGGACTGATCAGCGCCCCGATAGCGCCTCCCAGTAAAGAAACGGAACCCGTCACCATTCCCCATAGTGCTGGCAGGACCCTGACAGCATTCATTGATCCGGTCAGGAGAGAAAAACCAAGACGCAGTTTTGCCAGCGGACCAGCAAGCACACCAATAGCCAGCGACAACGAGCCAACCGTTGCAGTCATTGCCAGCAACGCACCGCCTGCTATCAGTAGCTGGCGCGTCAGTGCCGGATGGGCCTGCGCCAGCGCCGTCACCCTTGATACCACCCGCGCGAGCCACTGCGTGACAGAACGCAGCGGACCGTCAATCAGATCTGCAATGCGGATGCGCAACCCTTCCCATGCACTGCCGAGTGATTTCAGATCGCCGTCAAGGTTGTTGGCCATAACCTTTGCTGTGCGTTCAGCCTCACCGCGCGCGCCTTCAAGTTCTTTTCTCAGTTTGGGTAAGGAACCGTCACCCGCTGCATCAACGAGCGCCATAAACGATGTGAAAGCCTCTTCTCCGGCAATGTCCTTAAAGAACGATACCCGGTCAACTTCCCCGTATTTGCGGGTGGCTTTATAAAGGTCGGCCAGCACATCCTCCATCGGGCGCATTTTGCCCCCGGCATCCGAGACGGACACGCCCAGCTCTTTCAGAGCTTCTGCCGCCGCCTTTGGCGGTGATGCCAGACGAGCCAGGCTGGCACGCATTGCCGTCCCGGCATCACTCCCTCTGATGCCCATATTCGCCAGCACGCCAGCCATCGCTGCGGCCTGCTCCAGCGATATTCCCAGCTTACCCGCCACCGGACCTGCATATTTCATGGTTTCGCCCAGTGCGCGAAGGTCAGTGTTGGTACGGGTAAACGCTGCGGTGAGTGTGTCACCAACCCGGTCCATCTGGTCAGCAGAAAGGCCGAACTGCGTCAGGATATTTGAGCCAATATCTGCCGTCTCGCCGAGATCCATACCGCCAGCCGTTGCCATGCTCAGCACGCCGGGAAGCGCAGCCTGAATGGCCTGCGGAGTGAAGCCAGCCATTGCAAGAAATGCCTGTCCACTGGCGGCATCGCCTGCGGTGAACTGCGTTTCAGAGCCAAGTTTTAACGCCTGCTCACGCAGCGCCTTAAACTGCGGGCTGTTCTGGTCGATTCGCGTCAGTGCCTGAACGCGGGACATCTCTTTGCCGAACCCGATCGCAGGCTGCAAAAAACGCCCGGCAGCATAGCCGCCCGCCGCTGCCGCACCAATTGCCAGCGCACCACCTGTTTTCAGTTTTCCCGCTGTTTCCTGCGCGCGCGAATACCGCTCACGCGCCCGCGTTACACGCGTAAGCGCCTGCCGTTCGCGTTCAAGCTGGTTGTTGTACTGTTCGGTGCGTCTGATGGCCTGCTGGATGGTGTTATCGCTGCCTGTCAGGGAAATGCCGTGGCGTTTCAGCTCTCCGCCAAGCTCCCGCATTTTCTGAATTTCCCGTGTGCGCGATTCATTCAGGCGTTCAAGCCGGGTGCTTAACTGCTGCATCAGCTTTTGTTGTTTTTCGCTGAGCACTGTACCCGTGCGTTGTAACTGATTAAGGGCGTTAAGCTGGCGTCGTGCTTTCACGATGCCAGCATCCGCTTTACTGACAGCGTCACGGGCGCGCTCAAATGAACGCGCCTGACGCTCGAGATTTTTGATCGCCCCCTGCGTTCGCTGGATGGAGTCACCAAACTGCCCCATCAGGCGGCGGGCGTTTTCGGCAGGCCGGGTCAGCCTGTCAACGGCGCTGAAAGCGACCCGGATATCAAGAGTCTTCATTATCTGCATTCCCGCTGCGAAGTGCCGCCCGCTCGCGCCAGCTAACCACTTCGCCGGGCGTCATCATGAAGATTTCGGCGGGCGACCAGTTAAAAATGGCGGCAATATCCGCCACCAGATCTTCGATGTGCTCAAAGCACACCAGGGTGATTACGCTGCCGTCTCCTGCACGCTCTTCGCGCCAGAGTCTGGCTCGCTCATAAAATTTACAGCCACTGCGCACAACTGAATAAAATCGCGTGACGACATTTTTTTAATCATCACTTCATCCAGTCGTGGCGAGGTCACGCGAGGCAACAGCGTAAACATGGTATCCGCTTTCAGATTCAGCACATCAGACAGCGACAGACCACGCAGGGATCCAGCCTGCTCAATAGCCCCGGTGATCTCCACATACGTGATTTTTTCGCCACCACGCTCAATTGGTCGGGTCAGTTTTACGCCACGTTCGACAGCCATATCCTCACCTGCCGTCACATCATCCGCCACGGTGTTATTCCGGGTTTCAGTATCGATGTCTTTCATCAGTTGTCTCCTTTTCAGTCAGAGGCGACGCACTGCGCCGCCTGCATATTACTTATCAGCCAAGCCCAAGCGCGGAACGGATACGGTCAGGCACAATGTCCTTGCCGTCCTTCCGGTAGATGTGGTTCAACAGGTCGATTTCCCACAGCGGGCGATCGTTAACGCTCAGCTTGTAGTAGGTGTTTTTGACAGCGTAAGTGTGTGATGTGGCTTCGCCCTGTTTGGCTTCCCCCATATCAATTTCCGTCACACGCCCGCGCATCTCGATTTCATACAGATCGCTTTCTGCATCGGTGTAGTATTCACCCGCAAAACGCAGCAGCGTGCCGTCAATCGTGCCGCCATATTTAAGGAACAGCGCACGAACAGCTCCCCCCATGACAAAACTCGCATCAAGCGCGGAGTCGTCCAGACCGAGATCAATACTTACCGCCCCCATCATGCCACCACCACGATAGCTGTCGGTTTTGCGCGTCAGTTTGGGCGGCGTGACGGATGTCACTTTACCCACTTCGTTTTCACCATCCACAAACAACGTAAAAAAGCGAAGATGTTTTGGTACAGCCATCAGGCACCTCCCAGCACCGCAAATGCGGGACCAAAGAATTCATCAGTAAACGTCTGGTAAAGCTCCATGTCTTCCAGCGGGGGAACAGGCGTATATTTGTAGCGAATACGCACACGTCCCTGACGTAAATTCGTGGTGCCGTTATCCACCACGTCATACCAGCACTCCGCACCAATCAGTTTCCCGGCAGTAACCAGCGAATCCAGTTTTGCCCTGATGGCGCTGATAACATCCTTCACGTTCGCAGGTGTCAGTGGACTGTCGATGGTTTCAAACTGCGCTTCCGCAATTGAATCAGCCAGCACCTGTGCGGTTCGGGTATACACCTCAAAGATGTAGGCGTTCGTTTCCGGTGTGCGGTTGCCCCAGAAGCGGAACCCGTTGCGACGAATAATGGTCGTGATTTCTTTGTTGTTGAGGCTATTGGCATCGCTGTCTTCGGCCTGCAACGACCAGAACACATGCCTGGACATTCCCAGCACATTTTTAACCGGAACGTTGGACAGCGATTTGTGCCAGCCCTGCTCATGGTCAATGTACGCACGAAGGCCGCACGCATAAGCAGGCGCGGGGAACGTTTCGTTTTTGCCACTTTTCGGGTTGTAGGCGATGAAGTCCGGCCATAAGAGCATCACCTCACGTTCGTTGAATTTCTGGCGGTAGGTAATCGCCTCGGCCATCGTGTTACAGCCGTGACATGAGGCATACACAAACGCGCGCAGTTTACCTGCAATCACGCACAGGGATTTTGTTACAGCCTCCGTGTCCAGCTCCGGCGCGGCCAGAATACGCGGACGGTATCCGATGCTTTCATCCTGCTCTGCAACAAGCAGCGCATACATCCCCGTATAGCTGCCGTCATCCTCAGAACCACCGATAACCAGTTGATCCTGCGTCTTTCCGTCTTCTTCTTTGTGTTCAGCCACGCGAACGACGATCACCTTTGTGCTCACCTGGTCTGCGATGGCCTTAAGCGCACGATAAAGCGTCCCCGTTGTCCCGCATTTTCCCAGCACGTCATTGACGCGGGTCAGCAGTGTGGGCTTATTCAGCGGGAACAGCTTCGCGTCCGCATCATCCGCCGTTGCCACGATACCGATAACGCTGGAATCAACATCGTTAATCGCTGTTACCAGGTCGGTATTTTCCGTAACACGGGCACCATGAAAACGAGTTTCACTCATAGCTTCAGCCCCTTGTATCCGTTAAATGATTCGGCAACAATCATCACCCACCACGCGCGTAATCTCACCCCTGCGCCGTTCTTCCGACCCAGCGACAACAAAAAGCAGTAACCCCCTCCGCACGCACATGCGACCATGCCGCACAGGGAGGGAACAGATGACCGACACCACCATGCAATTGCTCAGTCAGAGCACAGACCCCGTGAAAATGCCGGATTTTGATATTCTCGCGGAGGGTAAAACGCTGTCAGGCGTGGCAGAGCGCCTGATGAGCCTGTCACTGACCGACAACCGGGGATTTGAGGCGGACCAGCTCACCATCACGCTGGATGATGCGGATGGTCAGTTGCAGCTACCGCCACGGGGCGCGCGCCTGACGGTTCTCATTGGCTGGAAAGGAGAACCGCTGACAGAAAAAGGCACTTACATTGTTGATGAAATCGCTCACGAAGGACCGCCGGACAGGCTGACTGTTTCAGCCAGAAGCGCAGATTTTCGGGATGAATTTAACGTTAAACGTGAGGTGTCCTGGCATGATGTGACCGTTGAGCGTGTGGTATCCGCCATCGCTCATCGGTATGGTCTGAAACCGCAAATCAGCGAAATGCTGATGGATATCGAAATCGACCACGCCGACCAGACCGAAGAAAGCGACATGTCCTTCCTTACGCGCATGGCGGAAATGCTGGGCGCAATCACCACGGTAAAAAGCGGTAATCTGTTATTCATCATGCCCGGCGGTGGCGTGAACGCACAGGGCCAGCCGTTGCCATCGTTTGCCATCACACGCAGCAGCGGCGATCGCCATCAGTTCCGCATTGCTGACCGCGAGGCGTATACAGGGGTACGCGCTTACTGGCTTGATCTTAATTACGGGAAAAAGAAAAAAGTCAGCGTGAAACGCCGCAAACCGCCAAAACCCAAAAAGGAGAAAAGCAGCAGCCGTGAAGGTGATTATATGGAAGGCGCAGAAGGCAATGTGTTTGTGTTACGCAAGACTTATCAGAACGAGCAGGCAGCAAGACGCGCAGCGGCGGCAAAGTGGCAGCAGCTACAACGCGGAGCCGCATCATTTTCCATCACGCTGGCGCGTGGACGTGCAGAACTCTACCCCGAAATGCATGGCACGGTAACAGGATTTAAAAGCGAGATTGATAATCAGGACTGGATTATTGCGAAAGCCGAGCACACCATTGATAACAGTGGCTTTACCACGCAGCTTGAGCTTGAAGCAAAAATTCCGGAATGGATCGTAGAAACAGAATGAGTAAATTAGATGCATTAGCTCAGTCATGAGTTTACTGATTACGTACGGCACAGAAGCAGACCTGATAGTTTGCTCTGTGCCAGAAACGGACATTGCCGACATCATAATCGACACAAATTACATCAATCACCTATGTGATTACGTTCTATATATCTTACAATCTTCTCTAAAGATTCAAATCCCCACCTCTGCATAGCATGTGGGAATTCTGTATATTCATAATCTTCTATGGTGAGATCCCATGTACTTTTCTTGAATTCACACTGATATAATCGCACAGTCTTGTTTAAAACCAACCCTTCTAACACACTGCTTTTCTTAATGATTTTGTCAATGTCTTTATTGTTAATCCCAATGTAGATAGCTGTTACCGAACTTAAATCAGTTATCTTGTCAATTAAAATATTTTCTTGCTTTTGTAATAGCCCCACTCGCTTTATTATTCTAACTTCTTCTTCATATTTCCAATGCAATGATTTAGTAAGCAATAATTTACTAATTACATCAGCGCTATAAATGTTTTCTTGACTGATTTTTAGTTTACTTTTTATTCGACTCTCTAAATAATTAATGTCACCTTTCTGTGCCGTAATTAGGCATTTTTCTTCATCATCAAACCCTGCCCTTTCTGTGTCAATTGCTACAACAAACCCCTGATGTTTATCAGCATAATGTGACCACATCAGTACATTGAGAGGATTTTTAGAAAGGCATAAGCAGGCAACATTTTGATTGATCTCCCCCCTCATAGCTAATGGTTCAAGCGATTCACCATCTAATGAAAGTTCATAGCCATAGCTTTCAAAAGGATCATTAAACTCACTATATGGAGTGAATTTTATAGAGATGTAACCATCTTTAAAAAATCGTTCCAATGATGTCTTATCTATATATTTATACAGAATCATAATATATTCAGAATTAATTATAGGTGTTATCAGTATACAGTACTTCAACAAGTAGATGTAAAGATCCCATTTAAACGTTCCTCCTCAATACGCGGATTAAACAAATTAAAGCATCTTACTCAAAATGGACCATCAGTTGGATTTAGAGCCAACACAACCTAGAATAGCGGCAGCACCACGTTAAGGGAGGTCGCTATGTTCCGTTGTCCGCTTTGTGGCGCATCTGCCCGTATCCGCACCAGTCGTCCGGAAAATGATTCAAACACCGTGCGACAAAAGTATTACCAGTGCAACAACCTGGAATGCGGCGTATGCTTCTCAACACTGGAAGCTTTCCATAAATTCACATCGAAACACGCCTCCGGCGTTCACTCTTCAGAAGGTATCCCGTGGCATGAGCTGCCAGCTTCACACAGGGGAAACAATCAGATGAGTTTGCCTTTACCTCAGAATTAACAGGCAGAATTGCCGGAGTAACAAAAAAGCGATAGATTACGCGCGGGTGCCTTTCGGCTGATGGTCGGAGGGAATACCCGAAGGCCAGATGTGGAAAGGCCCCGGAAAACATTTCTGTTTAACCGAGGCCCTAACACTTCTTACCTTCGCAAGTAGAAGGTTAGCGCCTCTCCTCTCAGGAGACAAGCGTTATGACGCAAATTCCGTTAAAAACCCTGTTACTTTGCATAACTGCGGTAGCGATAATCTGGATCCTCCACACATCACCGTGCGAGTTACGATTCAGGTTTGCTGGCACGGAAATTGCGGCATTCTTACTATGTAATAAGTAAGATAACCGCGACGGGGGAGTAATCCCCCGTCAATCGGTTGCTAAGGTTGGTCGAAACGGCACCCTATCTCACAGACATGAACAACAAACCCGCAGCGTAAAAACTGCGGGTTTTCTTTTTGGTGCCCTCACAAATGAGGGCACCATACATAAGCAATAGGCATAACAGATCGATGCAATAAATCCGATCGATAAAAACGATCGATTTGTTATCATATCGGCAGCAGTAACCACACAAGAGGTGCCGCAAATGACGCAAAATGTACGATGCAAAAATTGCAACAAACTACTTGCCCGCGCCTCATTTCACTACATTGAAATAAAATGTCCGCGCTGCAAAACACTTAACCAGATAACGAGAGCCATCGAGCACCCCACACACATGAGGAGTTATGACCGTGGGGATCGCAATCCAGCACCAACCAGCACATACACCGGAACACACTAAGGTTTATCAGACTGACAATGCCACGCTCTGTCGTGGGAATGCGCTGGAAATATTGCCGCTGATTGAGCCAGAAAGCATTGATGCCTTAATCACTGACCCGCCTTACAGTTCGGGTGCGACACACAAGGCCGGACGCACCAACCAGGGCAGCCATGCAAAATATCTGAACGGCGAGAACCTTCACCGCTTTGATGGGTTCGCGGGTGAAAACATGGACGCCCGTTCGTGGGCTTACTGGACACAATTATGGATGGCACAGGCACACCGCGCAGTCAGGCCGGGCGGTTATGCCCTGGTATTTACTGACTGGCGACAACTACCAGCTTTAACCGATGCGTTTCAGGCCAGTGGCTTTACATGGCGCGGCATCATTGCGTGGAACAAAGGGAGGGGGTCACGAACACCACATACCGGGTATTTCCGGCATCAGTGCGAATACATCGTCTGGGGCAGCAAAGGCCATTTAGATAAATCGCCTTCGGGACCGTTCGACGGCTGCATGACGTTCCCGGTTATCTCGTCAAAGAAAATGCACCCGACCGGAAAACCAGAAGAACTAATGGCGGAACTGGTCAGGACTGTGAATAGTGGCGGAACAGTCCTTGATCCTTTTATGGGGTCAGGGACAACGGGTGTGGCTGCACTGAAAGCAGGACGCAAATTTATTGGTATAGAAACCAGTGATCATTATTTTGATGTAGCAACACAACGGCTCAAAACGGCGATCGAACCATAAGACAAAGCCCGCAATGTTGCGGGCTTACTCTACCTCTCGAAAATGTGGTCACTGCGTGGACATACGCTGATACAAATCCTTTTATATCAATAAATTAAATCTTTGTTTTTTTCATCAACAAGGATTTTCACGTTTGTGTTACCTGTATGAGACGAGAGTTAACCAGACAAGTGTGCCATAATCTCGCGGCCAGGCATACTTGCGAAGATTTCAGGTATAAGGATACGTAATGATACAACCTATTTCCGGCCCTCCTCCTGGGCAACCACCAGGTCAGGGAGATAACCTGCCGTCTGGCGCGGGCAATCAGCCTTTATCCAGTCAGCAACGTACTTCGCTGGAAAGCTTAATGACGAAAGTGACCTCACTGACGCAACAACAAAGAGCAGAACTGTGGGCGGGTATCAGGCACGATATTGGTCTGTCGGGAGATTCACCGCTGCTTTCGCGTCACTTCCCTGCCGCTGAGCATAATCTGGCGCAACGTCTGTTGGCCGCGCAGAAAAGCCATTCTGCCCGCCAGCTTTTAGCGCAATTAGGGGAGTATTTACGTCTGGGGAATAATCGTCAGGCGGTCACGGATTATATCCGTCATAACTTTGGTCAGACGCCGCTGAATCAGCTCTCACCGGAGCAATTAAAAACCATTCTCACCCTGTTGCAGGAAGGGAAGATGGTTATTCCGCAACCACAGCAGCGCGAGGCGACCGACCGTCCTTTATTACCGGCGGAGCACAATGCGCTCAAACAGCTGGTGACCAAACTTGCGGCAGCAACGGGGGAACCCAGCAAACAGATCTGGCAATCGATGCTGGAACTTTCCGGGGTGAAAGATGGCGAGTTAATTCCAGCGAAACTGTTTAACCATCTGGTGACCTGGCTACAGGCGCGTCAGACGCTAAGCCAGCAAAATACGCCGACACTGGAATCACTACAGATGGCGCTAAAACAACCTTTAGATGCCAGTGAACTGGCGGCGTTATCGACATATATCCAACAAAAATATGGCCTTTCTGCGCAATCATCGCTTTCTTCTTCCCAGGCCGAGGATATTCTTAACCAGCTTTATCAACGGCGGGTTAAAGGGATTGAACCGCGTGATATGCAACCGCTGCTTAATCCTTTTCCACCGATGATGGACACGTTGCAAAATATGGCAACGCGTCCCGCGCTGTGGATACTGTTAGTCGCGATTATCCTGATGCTGGTCTGGCTGGTTCGTTAA